GGTGGAACAGCAAACTCGCAGAGAAGTCGTGCAAAATTTACTGTAATATCCCTGCGTCAAGACCCAGCCGATAATAAATTTAAGGAACAAAGCATTCACTACCAACTAGGCAGAACACAACGAATCCATTTCATGGTGTTTGGAGGCAGAACATCCTATGGCACAGCGTAAACTAAAACGATTTGCGGCTTTTATGGAGCAAGACGGTGGCTTGCCCACCTCCGCTCCCACAAATATAACAGGGGCAGATCGTATTGCAGGCACAGGCAGCGATATTCCTCCCGTATCTCCCAAGAAGCGGTTTAATATTTTAAAGAGGAAGACCGCTAAACTACTAAATAATAAGGTGATTGAAACCACTGATTTAGAAAGGAAGTGAGCATGTTTACACCTGAACTACTTTCGTTGGTTGGCGGCGGCGCAGCAGGATTCCTGTTCCGCTACATGGCACAAAAGTCGCAAGACCAAAAAGAACTGTTCCAACAGATGATGGCTGCAAACGCGCAGACCACCAGTAACCAAGACAAAGCCGCAGAGCGTGTTCCCTACGATGTGGGCAAAGGCGTTCGTCAAGTAATCGTGCTGTCCATACTGTTCGGCACTTTCTTGGCTCCGTTCATCCTGCCGTTCTTTGGTCTGCCTACCTTTGTGGAAGTAGACGCAACCACTCCTGAAGGGCTGTTTGGGCTGATTCCACAAAGCACCAAGAAGTTTTTTGTGGAAATCAACGGCTACCTGTTCACATCTGAAAACCGTCAAATCCTATTGAGCATCGTGGGATTCTATTTTGGTTCTGCTGCGGCAGCCAACAAGTCATAAGGAGTACACCATGAAAGCCGTATACACAATTCTGCTTGGACTACTGCTGACTGCCTGCAACACCACTCCACAAATAGTTCCTGACCCCAGTGGCGACAGCGTGATTATGAAGCGATTGAATCACGAAATCCAAAACGGTGGCAGCGGAAACTCTTGGGGATGGGTACTGTGGTATTTTCCTATTGTGCTGATCGCGTTTGCTTGGGCGTGGAAGGAATGGGTTCGCCCGTCCATCAATGCTCTTGAAAACGAAGACATTGACACCATCAAGAAGTACGACAACACACCCAAGCCTTAATCCCCATCGGGATTCACAGCGCGGATGTTTTCGTACATCTTCTTGCAGATATAGTACGAGTCCACAATATCTGAAACAGGGCTACCAATCTCTTTACGATTGGGTGCTAGTACTGCTTTCAGGTGCATTCCTGTTTCCCACACAAACGCATCGTACATTTGGGTCTTGTCTGCGTTGCCCTTGCCTGATGCAAATTTCTTAACTTCGGTGGGTGGAATAATCGTGACAGGAACCCCTAGATGGTACAGTTTGTATTTCAGGATGCCTGTGTTTTCTGCAATATGAAATACTCGCCCACTTGCAGAATACGCATATCCCTCAAGTGCCACATGGGAGCAACCCATCACAATGTCAATAGCCCAATCTGCAATGCTCTCGTAGCGTTCCTGATCGGAGTTCCAATCGGACAGCCGCTCGCCGTAAATATTCAGGGTGCGAATTTCTGATTGTTTTTTGTTTTCGGTCAGGAAATAAAATGAACACTTGGTGTGATCCCACGGCAGCGAATCGTCTGGGTTGTTGTACAAACAGACGGCGGGACCACAAAGAGAATAATCAATTCCTGCTATAACCATAACAGTATTTAGGGAACCTGACTAAATATGGGAAAGGAGGATTCAATAATGATTCCAGAAAACAATGCAGAAAATTACAATGAAACCGTTCTGATCCCTCTGTTGGAAAAGAAAATACACGCTCTGACTAGCAGCGTGATTCTAGCCGAAGCCAAACTAGAGATTGCCAACAAGGAAAAGGCTGAACTACAGAAGCAGTTGGACGCAGCAAAGGCAGCAGCACAGCCTGTACCTGTGACTGATGTGCTAGACGAAGGGGACTAAAACCCCATCGCACGGGCAATCAGCAAGCCCAAACAAAAACTGCAAGCACAAACTAGAACCTTTTGAAGTCTGTTCACAGCGGATTTCCTGACATCTCTAGAACTACTGCTCGCACCCACTCCGCTACAAGGTCTACCCGAGTAGCGGAGTTTTCATATATGACAGAGTCTTTGACCGCTAGTGAGGAAATGATCCCAACCAGCACGCCCCTGCTGTTCAGGACTGCGCCGCCTGAATCGCCAAAATATAGGGTTCCGTTGATTGGCAGCATTTTGAATACTGTGGGTTCTTCAATCAGGGTTCCGTAGTACCAAAACACATCAGGATTGCTACGGCGTTTGTACCCTCCACCAAAACCAATCAGAGTAAGCGACTCGCCTTGAGCGTATCGGTTACTTTTGCCCATGATGGGAACAGGAGTAACAGGGCAGTTACGCTCAAGCAGCCCAACTGCTGCGTCTTGGAACAGGCGATCCCCAATTTTGTATTTGGGGTGCATACGGTAGTCCACAATCTTGTACGATTCACACCCCACCACGAACAAGGCAGCGTCACCGTCTTCCATGCAATGCCCTGCGGTAATGAAAACATTGGGTGCAACGAGTACTGCACTACCAATTTCAGAGCCATCGGCTTTGGCAAGCATACCAACTGCCAATTCCTCTGTTTGCTCGTCCAGTAGGGAAAAGCCGCCCATGAACCACGGAAGGTGTGTAGCGGGAATCCCTACTGGAGTATTTTCCTGTGGTGTGTCGTGTACCGACACCGATGCCTCGTCACATGCCCCGAAGAGTAGTGAGAGGGCCAGCAGAAGAGATGGAACATAGCCTCTCTGCATACAAATATCTAGCCCACCTGCTGACACAAAAATGTTAAAATTTCTTGAAGGTTTGTGCTAAAAGAAACAACCCCCATTTACGGGGGTTGTCGGGCGGGAGATGCTATCTCCTGCGGGGCACAAGCCTGCGAAGTTTATGTGGTCAGATCAACAATCTCGCACTTGTCGCCTGTACACGAGAATGTTTGGGTTCCAACAGTCTTGTCTTCCTTCTCGTAGTTCACCATTTCACTCCAGTCCACGCCCTGTGGCATGGCAGCAAGAGCGGCTTCGTACTGCTCCTTGGTGCAGTCCTGATACGGTGCTTGCTTGTACGAGTGATCGGAATGGGGCAGGAACGAAATACCGCTGATCTCGTCAAAGTGCTTATACACCCACGCACCCACCTCCATCCACTCGTGCTCACGCACAGTAACAGTAATACTGGGCTTGTGTTCGCACCAGTGCCGCTGATACGCCAACCACAACTCCAAGTGCTGAATAGCAGTCATGTGGTTGCGGGTCACAGAACCCACAGCCTTCATGGGGAACGAGAACACCATTGTGTGGTCAGGGCGCATGTTGCACACTTCGTGTGGGAAGCCCTTGTCAATCATAAACTGACACAAGGGGTCTTTGCGATCTGCACGAACGGTGCGAATGTAGTACTCGTTGTGACGAGCGTGGATGCCGCTTGCAGAATCAGTCAACTGCGATACGGTTCCGCTGGGCTTGACACAAGTAATAGCCGCTGCGGGGTTGATGCCAATCCGCTTTGCCCACTCCTTGTTGGTAGTCACAGCATGGTCACGAAGCGACTCAAGAATGTACTGCAAGTTTTCGGTGTTGTCACGCATCATGGCATTGTCAAGAATACCTGTGAGCGACACACCAAGCAGTGCTTCCTCTTCACAGTTCTTCTTCCAATCACTAGACAGGTACGGGAAATGGGTAAGACTAGCCTGCCATGTGCCAAGAATGGCAGCAAGCCGCACCTTACGCTTCAAGGTTTCTTCTGTATCGTCCTTGCGAACAATTACTTCAGACAGATTGCAGAACTGCTTGTCACGCAGAATAATTTCAGAACACGGATTAGTGCCGAACTCGTAGGTGGCATCACGACGCTCACCCAACTTTTCCACCGTCTTTTGTGCAGCCTCACGGTTAAAGATGCCACGCTCACCACTCTTGCTGTTGTACAGAGACAGCCACTCTTCCATGAATGTGCCAATCTCGGGCTTCTCCTTGTACGCCACGCTGTTGTTAGCCAGTGCACGCTGTGGATTCTCGTTCCACCACGCACCGCTCTTGGCATTACGCATACGCTCGTCTGTCAGATTGGACAGAGAGATGAGTGCAGAACGACGCACACCACCCACAACCACCACTTCTGCTACCTTGCAAATAATGTCATGGCATTCCATTGAGGTGAGTTTGCGTCCTGCTGCTCGCTTGAAAGTATCAACAGTGAAACCGAACAGTTCTTCAAGTGGGCGAGGGCCGCTTGCACGACCGCCAAATGTTTTTAGTCTTGCACCAGCGGGGCGAATCTTACTGGTATCCCACGACGGAATCTGACCACCAATCAGGAGTGAAACCAGTTCACGATACGCTTTTGCCCATCCTTCTTTGGAGTCCTTCACCACGATAACGGTATCGCTACTGCTGAACTGCTCTGCAATAGTGGGTAGTTTCTCCACATACTGCCGCTCCACAGAGAAGCCCACGCCTGTGCCGCACATAAGCACATACAGGATTTCATCAAACGCACGCACCTTGTTTACTGCCACATACGAGCAGTTGTAGCCTGCGGTGTTGTCACGCTTTAGTGCTTCGCCTGCGGTCATTAGCGAACGCATGGACGGCATGATTTCTTGATTCAGGATAGAG